GCAATTACAACTTGGGGAATATTTGAACCTGTTGAGGGTTATGAAAAATGTATAATACTTTTAGATGCTCACAAAGGCAGATATGATTTTCCAGATTTAAAAAACGTAGCCATAGAGCAATATCATTACTGGGAACCTGAAACAGTCATTATTGAAGCAAAAGCATCGGGTCAACCATTAATACACGAATTAAGAAGAGCTGGTATACCAGTAGTAGATTATGTGCCTGCACGTGGTAGAGATAAACACACAAGGATAAATAGCTGTGCCCCTGTATTTGAATCTGGCATGGTATTTGCACCTTTAGATGAAATGTTTGCGCAAGAGGTTATTGAAGAATGCGCAGCATTTCCAAACGGGCAATATGATGACTATGTTGATAGTATGACTCAAGCTGTGTTAAGATACAGACAAGGAGGATTTGTATCTACTTATTCAGATGATTGGGACGAACCAAACTTTAAAATTGAAAAAGAATATAAATATTATTGATGAGCAGAATTAAACCCATACAAGTAGCTGGGCTAAAAATTATAGAACTTGCAAAAAAACTTAGAAAAAGAAAATACGCCAAAAAATCAAAAAAGAACGTAGAAAGAGCAAGAGGCGTAAGAACGAGCAAAAGTGTCAAAGCTTACAATATTAGAGCTAAAGATAAAGAAACTAAAATAATTCCGGTCAAACGACAATCTCAAAGAGGTTCAACCTTTCAAATTCACAGAATTAGAAGCAAAATGGGTAGAGCTGCTGCACAATCTGAGGAAAAGGGAAAATTACCAAGTCCTACACCTACTTTAGACCGTTTATTTAAAGGAGATGTTCAGCGAGGAAAATTAGATGACTACAGATTGACTAGGATGTATTTAAGGAATAAACTATCAGATGTAGCCAAAAAAAAATTTAAAGGCGGTATGATGAAAAGAAAAATGTTAACAGGTGGCCAAGCTAAATTGGACAAAAACAAAAACAACAAAATTGATGCTCAAGATTTTGCTATTCTAAGAAAAGAAAAAGCAAAAGGCAGAGGTCAAGGTTTACAAGATGAAAAAATGAAACCTGGTAAAACTATGAAAGCAATGGGTGGTGGCATGATGATGACACCTAGAGGAGCTATGGGAGCTATGGGTGGCGGTATGATGATGAAACCCATGGGTTACAAAGCAGGTAAGTCTGTTAAAGTAAAATGTAAAATTGGTAGAAACAAACCTACAAAAATGTACTAAGGGGGATTTATGTCCCTTAAAGGTTTATTACAACTTGGGAGACGACTTCTAAGAGGTAAGAAAGAATCAGCGACACCGACTACCGGACAACAGCAGAAGCTTCTTACATACGAAGGTAAAGCATCTCAAGACACTGGATTAGAACTAGCAACAAAAGAATTAGCAAACCCACCTGTAAAAAGAAATATCACTAAACCACTTTACATGGGTGATGATACAGCTCCTGCTTTTGGTTCTTCAACTTATGACTGGGCAATGAAGATTGGTCCAGGTAGATACACAGCCGATGAATGGTTAAATCATTTAACTTCAACAAGAACAGAAAAGTTTAAAATATTTGGTAAACCTGCTGAGAGAAAAGTAAGGCAAGCTAAATCATTTAAATATGATAGCGGTCCTTTTGTTGGTAAAGAAGTTAGAGTTACACCAGAAGAATTGTTTGATACTAATCTAGCAACCTTTAACAGCGCGGGTGATTTAACAGGTGGTTTATTATTTGCTGCTAAAAAATTTGGTCTTAAGTTAGATGCAAATGAGGTTGGTAACATGATAAAACTAAATCCTATTAATAGATTAAAACCCGTAGAACTTGGCACACCTGAAAAAGCATTTACAGATTTAATAAAAAAATCTAAATCAATAAATGCACAAATCAATACAATTAAAAATAAATACCGAACAAATATAGATATTGATGATAATTTACAAGATGCTTTATATCATTTAAATGGTTTACAAGCAGAAAACATACATTCCGCTGCAATCAAAACAAATGTTACAAAATTTAAAACCTCAGTAATGCTAGCTAGAGATGGCACAAGAATAAATCAAAGTGATTTTAAAAGTTTAAATAGAATTATTGGTGAGCTTGATGAAGCTGCATCTAAAATTACAAACAAAATTAACAAAACTCAATATGGTAATGAGGCTAATTATACTTTACCTGGTGGTAAGAATTATAGAGAAACAATATTTAGATTAGATGAACCCATACCAACCAATACGAACCCTTTGACCTCACCAGGGCATTTCAGTGAACATGGTGCTAATCAAATTTATCACGTAAGATTTGACACAAGAATAACACCAGATGGTAAGAAAGCGTTTTTAATACATGAAATACAATCTGATGTTAATCAATCTATTGCAAAACAATTATCTAAAGCAGAGCAGCTTGATGGGGTAAGAAGAGTTAATCCTTTTAATGCTGATATAGAATTAAATCTTTTAATATCTGAAAGAGCAAAACTAAGCACTAGATTAAACAAAGCATTAGATGCTCAAGATGTAGCGGCAACAAATGCTAATGCAAAATTATTAGATGATGTTCAAAAAAAATTAAATAATTTAATAACTAAAAAATCTAATAGACAAGATTATTTTCCAATGGTTGAAGCAGATCAATATGGTGATCATGCCTTAAAATACTTGATGAACAAAGCAGCAAAAGAAAATGTTGACTTTGTTGCAATTGCACCTTTTGAAAGATTAAGTATGAGACAAGGTTATAAGGCAGGTAACGAAAGATTTTATGGTTATGCTAATGGCAAAGGTATTAATGTTAAAGGAACTTCTGTAATGGCTAATGTTATGAAAAAAGCCGCTAGATTTTATGATTCAAAAGCAGAGAGAATAAAATTAAGTTTATCTGATCCAAAAAAACCTTACAAAAGTATTGATAAAAAAGAGATGACATATCCAGAGAGTCATCCTTTATCGAAAAAAAAACTTGTAAGTATTGTTCATGAGGAGGCTAGTGCTACTCAAGCACCAGGATTGAGATTTATTGAAGACGGTAATCCGAACTTGTATTTTGATGCGTTTGCCGTTAAGGTGTCACCACTAATGAAATACACACAAAAAACCTATAAGGCCAAAGGAGGCTTGGTGGTGGATATGTTTAAACCAATAGGGTATGATAAAGCATGGCTATAGAAAAGAATAACGAAATCATTGAAGAAGAGGATAAAGTAGAGGAAGTTCAGGAACAACCTGAAGGACTGCCACCTGAAGTCATTGTTGAGGGTGAAGAGGAGATGGTAGAAGAAAGTCCTCAAGATAATTTTAACTCAAATTTAGCAGAGACCATGGATGAAAGAATTTTAAAATCCATGGCAAGTGAATTAGTACAAGAATACAAAAAAGATAAGGGATCAAGAAAAGAGTGGGAAGAAACTTATATTAGAGGTTTAGATTTATTAGGCACCAAATACACTGATGTAACTAGACCATTCAAAGGTGCATCTAATGTAACTCACCCGTTATTAGCAGAGGCAGTAACACAGTTTCAAGCACAGGCTTATAAAGAATTATTACCTAGCGATGGTCCAGTAAGAACACAAGTTGTTGGATTAAACACACCACAATACGAACAGCAAGCAGATAGAGTTAAAGAATATTTGAATTATTTATTAATGGAAGAGATGGAAGAATACACAACAGACATGGATCAAATGTTATTTTACTTACCACTAGCAGGTTCTACCTTTAAAAAAATTTATTATGATGCAATGCTAGCAAGACCAGTATCAAAATTTATACCTGCTGAAGATTTAGTTGTTCCATATTATGCAACAGATTTAAAAGATTGTGAGAGAATTACCCATGTTATTAAAATGACGCAAAATGATGTCACAAAAAAAATGGCAGCTGGTTTCTACAGAGATATAGAATTAACTAAGTCTGACACGACTGAAGATGGATTACAGAAAAAAATGCAAGAGTTAGAAGGTATAAAGAAAACTGGTCAAGATTATATACATAATATTCTAGAAATGCATGTGGATCTGAACTTAGACGAGTATGGAGATTTTGACGACAAAGCTAAAAAAGTTAAAATACCTTATATTGTGACTATTGATGAAGGTTCTTCTGAAATATTATCAATTTATAGAAACTATAAACCTGGTGATTTAGGTTACACAAGAATAGAATATTTTGTTCACTATAAATTTTTACCTGGGTTAGGTTTTTATGGGTTTGGTTTAACTCATATGATAGGTGGTTTATCATTAGCTGCAACACAATCACTTAGACAATTAATAGATGCTGGTACTCTAAAAAATTTACCAGCAGGATTTAAGTCTAGGGGTATAAGAGTTAGAGATGATGACCAACCAATTCAACCTGGAGAGTTTAGAGATGTCGATGCACCAGGCGGAAACATCAAAGATCAATTTTTTAACTTACCTTTTACTGAACCATCAACAACTTTATTTCAACTTTTAGGTTTTGTTGTACAAGCTGGACAAAAATTTGCTGCAACAACAGATACCGCGACTGGTAACGATCTACAAAATAGAGCCGTTGGGACTACAATAGCACTACTTGAGCGAGGAAGTAGGGTAATGTCTGGCGTTCACAAACGATGTTACTATGCAATGAGGTTAGAATTTAAAGTTTTGGCAAGAATTTGTGCAGAATTTTTACCTCCAGAGTATCCTTACGATGTCTATGGTGGTCCAAGACAAATAAAATCGACAGATTTTGATAATAGAGTTGATATTTTACCTGTTGCTGATCCAAATATTATGTCTATGGCACAAAGAGTGACTTTAGCACAGGCACAATTACAAATTGCACAAACAAATCCACAAATTCACAACATTCATGAAGCTTATAGACGTGTTTACGAAGCATTGGGCACAAAACAAATTGAAACTTTGTTAAAACCTGCACCAAAACAACCTTCACCGATGGATCCTGCTAAAGAAAATGCACGTGCACTGCAAATGCAGTTACTAACTGCCTTTGAATTTCAAGATCATGATGCACATTTGACTGCACACATGGCTTTTATGAATTCTAGAATGGTACAAATCAATCCTGCAGTTTATGCATTGTTACAATCACACATTTCTGATCATATTTCTTTCAAAGCAAGAGCAGAAGTAAAGTTAATTATGTCTGATGATCAAGAAATGGCACAAATGCAACGTGAAAATCCGCAAGCTTTTCAAATTATTTTTGATTCTGAAGTTGCAAAGAAAGCTGCACAAATT